TGACGCATCCGGTTCGGGTGGTGGTTCGTTGCGAAATGCAAGCGGCACAGCCCAATTGCAATGGGGTGGTGGTGGTGGCAATAATTTAAGTTTGGATGTTTCCACAAACATCAACGGTGCAAACGCGCAAATTGACATAAGCCCCACAGGAACCGGCCACGTTCACATAAAGCCAACCGGCGCCGGTTCAATTGAAATTGCCCCGACAATTTTGGGCACAATCAACAATATGTCGATTGGCGCCACTACGGCATCAACAGGCAAATTCACCACCATTGATTTCAGCAGCACGTTGGCGGTGTCCGGTTCAACCGGATCGGCTGGCCAAGTGTTGCAATCAAACGGCGCCAGCGCCCCGACCTGGGTGACGCCCGTGGCTTACGCAACGGTGACTGACGACACGACCACCAACGCAACCAGGTATCCGCTTTTTGCCAATCAGACGACCGGCAACCTGGCGACCGAATACGTCAGCAGCACGAAATTCCAATTCAACCCGTTTACTGGCACTTTGTCGGCCACGGTGTTCAGCGGATCGGCTGCCGACCTGACCAGCATTCCGGCTGGCCAACTGACCGGCACGATTCCTTCGACCGTGTTGGGCAATTCGACCGTTTACATTGGCACGACCGGCATTGCATTGAACCGCACAAGCGCCAGCCAAACGTTGAACGGCGTGTCGATTGATGGCAGCGCGGGAAGTGCAACAAACGCAACAAACGCAACGAACATTGCAATCACCGACGACACGACAACTTCGGCTGATATGTATTTGACTTGGGTGACAAGCACGACCGGAAACTTGCCCGCGAAGGTGTCATCGACTAAACTGAAATTCAATCCATCGACGGGCGTTTTGACCGCAACAGGTGGAACCGGCGGGGGAACTTTTTAATGTCGCAAACAGGCTACACACCAATTCTGATTTATTCCAGCACCACGGCGTCGCAAGCGCCCGCGGCTGGCAATTTAACCAACAGCACGTTGGGGTCGGAACTTGCCATCAACATCACCGACGGAAAACTGTTCTACAAAGACAACGCAAACGCTGTTCAGGTGATTGGATGGAAAACAACCCCGACCACCGCTGGCGGCACGGGCCTGACTTCATACACGGCCGGTGATTTGATTTACTACGCATCGGGAACTACGTTTACCAAATTGGGCATTGGAACGGCCTATTACCAATTAGGCGTGAATGCGGGTGGCACGGCGCCAGCCTGGCAGCCTTCAGCCACTTCAGTAATGACCGACCAGGGTGATTTGCTTTATGCGTCGGCCGCAAACACTTTGGCCAGGTTGGCCAAAAACACAACGGCCACTAGGTATTTGTCAAACACAGGCACAAGCAACAACCCCGCCTGGGCGCAAATCAATTTGGCAAACGGTGTCACAGACGTTTTGCCCGTTGCCAACGGCGGCACAAACGCATCCAGCGCCAGCATTACCGCGTTCAACAACATCACGGGATACAGCGCCAGCGGCGCGACAGGAACCACCAGCACAAACCTGGTGTTTTCAGCCGTGCCGACATTTGGCACAACGATTGGCGTTGGCGGTGCGACTGCATCGGCCAGCGGCGCGGGCGTGTCATTCCCCGCATCGCAAAGCGCATCAACCGATGCAAACACGCTGGACGATTACGAGGAAGGCACGTTCACGCCCAATTTGACAAACAACGGGACAATCACCTACACCGCGCAATATGGCCGATATACCAAAATCGGAAGGCAAGTGCATTTGTTTTGGTATATCAACGTCAACACGGTGTCAGGTGGAAACGGTGTTGCGTCAATGACCGCGCCTTTTTCCGCTGACGCAGTTGCGACGGGCGCTTTCAGTTACGTTGGCACGAATGGCGTGAACACTACGGGCCAAACAGGCACAAATTCACCGGCGTTTTATGCGTCAAACACGACGATTTATCACTACGATATTTCGGGCGGCATTTTGTTTGGCGCAAACGTCACGGCCGGATGTTTGCTGATTGGCAGCATGACCTATTTCACAAGTTAAGGAAACAAAAATGACAATCGAAAAAATCAAAGTCATTGACCAAATCACGGTTGACGAAAATGGTTATGTGATGATCCGTGAGGCCACGCGATTGATTGAAAACGGCGCGGTTCTTTCGCAAACATTTCATCGTTCAAGCCTTTATCCTGGCCAGGATGTTTCCGATCAGCCTGAAAAAGTAAAAGGCATTTGTCAATCCGTTTGGACGCCTGAAATCATCCAAGCGCATTTGGCCAATCAACCAAAAGCAGAGGCGTAAAAATGACAACTGTTTATTTGTCGAACCTGGCTGGCGCTGGCTGGCAGTTTTTCAGCAATGATGGCGTCCCATTGAGTGGCGGCAAAATTTACACGTATGCCGCGGGAACAAGCACACCCGCGACTACCTACACCAGCAGCGCCGGTAACATTGCCAATTCCAATCCGATCATTTTGGATTCGGCTGGCCGTGTGCCCGAAGAAATTTGGTTGCTTGGTTCGCCGCTTTACAAATTCGTTTTGCAAGATTCGTCGGGCAACACGATTTGGACAAAAGACAACATTGGCGCGATCAACAACTTTGCCGATTTTGCAAACACGACTGATCCAGCCCTGGGCGACGCATTGATCGGTTTTCGCCAATCAAACAGCGCGGGCAACTTGCCCAATGCTGTTGGCCGCACCGTGCATCAAAAATTGCAAGAGTGGGTCAGCGTTTTGGATTTTGGCGTCATTCCTGACGATGCAAGCAAAGGCGCGGTAAATAACGCCGCGTTGGAAAATGCAATTGCAACGGGTTATCGACTGTATTGGCCGCGTGGCACATACACATTTGCAAGCCGCATCAAAGTTGGCAGCGTGAACAACACTTGCCAATGGCGTGGTGAAGGTATTGGAATGACCACCCTTCAACCGGCTTCAACATTCACCGACACCGAATTCATCCGTGTTGAGGCATCCACCGTTGACAATGATCCAACAGACAAGACCTTCAACGTTTTGTTTGAAGATATGGGGTTCAATGGATTGGGCGGCGCCAGCCGTTCAACGCTGCCAATTCTTTACGGTATGTATGTGAATTGGGCGCACTTTATGAAGATCAACCGTTGCGAGTTTTACGGCTGGAATGGCAGCCTGACAAACAGCAGCGTTGGTTTGTATATTGGCGCCTGGTACGACGGCGCAGCCACGTTCAATCAAATGAACACCATCCAGGAATGCCAATTCACATACTGTTCAAACGGCATCATTTCCGGCGGCACAAATAAGCAAATTCAATACGGTGGTGACAACAACGCGTGTTCGATCATCGACACCCGCGTGGGCGGCTTTGGCGCATCGAACGGCTATTCCATCGGCATTGAATTGAAGGGCGGCTACACGCAACGCATCATTGGTTGCGACGTGGAATCGAACGAAATCGGCATTTGCAATCGCGGCCGATACAACTACATCGCCCAAACTTTGGCCGAGCAAAACACCGTTGATTTCCAAAGCGATGATGTTGCTGAAAGTTTTGTGGCTGCATACGGTTGCAATTTCCCGCAAATGACTGACGCGCAATATCAGCGTTCGCAGCAACTTGGCCTAAATGGTTATCTGAACTTTTCCCAGGTTTTGGGTGCGCCCCGAAGTTTAATCATTGATGGCACTTTTGAATCAATCCTTTACACCAGCGCGTTTTATGGTGGCGTGGTTGTAAGTCGGGCTTCAAATGCAACATACGACGGCGCTTACAACCGCAACGTGTTGTATGCGCCTGGTAACGTTTCTTCAGCCACCCGCGCAAATTTGATTGTTGATCCGCAGCACAGCGCATTGGATGGTTGGCACACAATCATTGTTCGAGCAAAACGCTATGACCCTAACACGGGTTCAGCGTTGCGAATGTATATTGATCCCACAACTTACACCGAAGAATTTGGTTTGAATGTCAACGGTTCGGTAGTTGACTATTTGGAAATTGGTAGTTTTACCGCGGTGGCTGGCGCACATCGTTCGGGTTCTTTGACCGCTGATTGGCTGATTTATGCCGCATTTGTGAAATTCAATGGCAGCACGGTTTCCAATATTCCAATTCAAATTCAAGGCGGCGCGGCCGCGGTGGATTTTGTTGGGCTTTTCCCTGGCATGGTTGGGCACATTCCATCGCCAACAAATGAATTTTTTGTCAGCACAAACATTGGTGGATTTACACCAGGCCAATCGCAAACAATTGTTGATTTTAATTGTTATCCAACATCGGTTGACATGGAAATCGACAGCGTTTCAGTCGCCGCGGTGCGACGAATTGCTGGTTTGGTTTTGACTTTGCAAAATGGAACAAGTCAGGGATTTTCTTACAACACGGTAATCAACAACACTTGGGGTTACAGCGTGGCAAGCACGGTGACTGACGACCATCTTTACGTCAATACACAGTCAGCAATTCAATGGTTCCAAAGGGCTTCGGCTTATCCGGCGGGAACGGCTTTGCAGACACGAATTAAACTTTTACCAATAGGACTTTGAAGGGCATCATCATGGCTTTGAAAAAAACTTTTTCCTTTGTTGGCCAAAAGACCGTTTCAGGTTCTTTTTGGTCGGCTGAATCAACCCCCGATTCCGTGGTGGTTGATTGCTACATCAAAGTGCAATCCGTAAGCGGAAACAAAGATGTGGCCAAAGCACAGGTTTCATTTTCGGGCGACAAATTTGTGGGTTTCAAATCCTACGACTTTGCCGTGAATTTGGAAGGCGGCAACTTCATCAAACAAGCGTATGAACATTTGAAGTCTTTGGAAGAATTTGCCGGTTCAATGGATTGCTGATATGGCAAATTTGACATGGAAAATTTTAGGCGTTGAAGCCAAAGATGGCTTGATTACCAGCGCCCATTACCATGCAACCGCAACCGATGGCAATGTGGTTGTTGAAACTGAAGGCAATTGGTTTTTCCAAGAACCAAAGATGGAAATTCCATTCGATCAAGTCACCGAAGAAATGGTGGCCCAATGGGTTCAAGATCAAGCCGTTCAAGATGGCAAGCCATTGATTAAAACGCGCCTGGAAGAACAAATTGCAGCATTGAAGACGCAAACAAAAACCGTTGCGCCCTGGATGCCGCAAACTTTCACGCCTGAAATTTGAGGAATAAAAAATGACAACGCCGTTCGACATTGTTACCCGCGCCATGAAAGACATTGGCGCCTTGGCCGCGGGCGAAGTGCCAACGGCCGACGAAGCCCAAGACGGCTTCGATATGCTAAATGATATGTGCGCCCAATGGTCGAACGAAAACATGATGGTTTTTTACAAAACCGAAATCATTTTTCCGGTCGTCCAAAACCAAACGCAA